GTCAGTTCTGCGAGCCATCCGGCTCGGCGGCCTTCACGGTGTACGCCTTGTCTGACGATCTCGGTTGTAGCGCATAGAGCAACTTGGTCTGCTCGGTGATCGCGCCCGCAATCTCACGCTGCGTCTCCCTGACCTCTTTCAACGTCAGGCGGTGCTCCTCCAGCAGGGGGAGCAGGAGGTCACTGCGAATGAACCACGCCAGAGCAATCGCGGCGAGCGTGGGCAAGCCCCACCGCTCGAGGATGCCGAACATGGTTTCCTTCGCTTCGCTCGTCATTTCGTCAACTCGTGTTGCATCACCTTGAGTATCGCACGATGCGATAGCCGCGAGAGCCACCATGTCACAAGCCACTGTACCGCTGCCACCGCGACGGCTTGCAGCAGGAACACCCAAATGAACCCATACTCCTGCGGGTCTTTGCCGCTCACCACCTGGTGCTCACGCCTCACCGCTGTCAGCAGGGCATGCACGTAAACGTCACGCTGCTGATTGTCCTGGCACGCGGCGAGGTAGTCGCCCGACCAGTTCGCCACGGCAAGCTGCACGAGGTCGTTCACCGTGTCGCGGCCCACGAGCCGCTTGCGGATCGGCGGCAGGGCGACCCAGCATTGAGCCTGGAGGTCGGCGAGGGTCATGGGCGGCACTTCCCGTCTGGGCAGGGCAGCACGACCGGCGGATGCTTGACCACGCTGGCCGGCTTCTTCCCGGTGCCTTTGCAGGCCGGGCACTGCATCACAATGCGCCCGTCGCCAATTTTCCCGGTGCCGTCGCAGTTCTCGCACACGTCCGACTTCGGAGCCGGAGCAATCTCATGTCGCATCACGGTGGCCATCCGGGCCGTCTCGCACGCGAGGTCAGCCGTGATGCTGGTGTCGTTCGGCAGCGATGCCACGCAGCCCACGAACGCGACAGTGAAACACAGCAGCCACCTCACAGGATGCCCTCCAGCCAGTTGCCTTCGAGCTTACGGGGAGCGAAGCCCGAGTAGCCCGACAAGGCAAACGAGTCCTCCCCCTTGAGCATCCGCGTGCACGTCTCGGCTCGCACCCACCCAGCCGACCGCTGGAACTGCACCGGCAGCGTCTTGTCCACGTCACCCGAGTAGCAGTCGCCCCAGCTATTCACGCACAGCAGGGCCGGATACGGCTTCCACCGCACGCCGGCAAACATCATGCAGTGAGCCCACGAGCCCATCGGCGTTAGGTAGCCCTCACGCTGGCTCATTGAGAACCCCTGCATGGAGCACACCGCGACCGGGTAGCCGTTCTGGATCGCTTTTGCTGCGTCCTCGAACGTCATCACGAGAGCCACGCTACTCACCTTGTGATTCGCGGCGTACTTCTCCAGCCGGTCGGGCACGCCGTCGCGGCCCCATTCCTTCTCTCGTGTGCCGCTGTTGTCGGTGAACTTGTCGCCGCCGTAGTCGATGCCGTAGTGCAGGGTGCCGTACTTCGTGACCGCCTTCGCGGCAGCACCGCCATAGGAGCCGTCGCCACCGAGGTTCCGCTGGCCACGCACCTCGACACGAGAGAATGCGTACACGCTCGCCTCGAGCACCCGCCCTCCGTACACCTCGGCTTCACTGCGAACGTGGATGTCGCACGCGGCGAGGATGTCGCACGAAAGAGCCCAGCCCCAGCCGACGCACGAGCCGATCTTCTGGGCACCACGCTTCCACGCCGGATCGCACTTGAGCAGATACGACCCAAGGAACACGTCGCGCGTCTCGTCAAGAGCGAGGTCAGGCCCAGCCTGGGCCAGCGTCGGCTTTGCGAGCGACGCCAGGAACTCGTCGGTGCCGTCGCGGTTCGGCGAGTAGCCGAACATGGGGATGAAGTCTGCCACGCCTCACCCCTTGTTGATGCCAGCCCACGCAATCGCTCTCGCCATCTCCGCGTACCGCTCACGCAGATCCTTCGTCACCGGCACTTCCTCGTCGCCCATGACGCTGGCGTAGACAGCCTCGACAGCTTTCCGCAGGGGCTCATTGTCACCCGGGGCGTGCCGCCCAATCCGCCGCCAGGCGATGTCGAGAGCCAACGCAGTGAACGCCCGCAGGCTCCGCGTGTCCGCGAACGCGACTTCCTTTGCGGCCACGTCGCCGGCCACAACCAGGGCCGCCTTGCTCCACGTGTCGGCCCACACGGCACGGTCTACAGGATTCATTCCGGCCATCGCAGCGGCCACCGCCTGCACGCTCGCTTGCATCGCATCACTCGGCGTCTCGACCTTCACTGTCTGCACAGCCGCAGGCAACGCCAGCGACGGCACCGGCACCTTGCCCCACGCTGCCGCGACGATCAGGGCTGCGGCGGCAATCCTGCCGAAGTACCCGCCGTGGGCTTGGATGAACCGCCACGCGGACGCCGCTGCGGCTTGGATTTGTGCCCGGTAGGGAGCAGCGAGTAGAGCAGCCGCAGCAACGACGGCTGCGATGCGAAGTGACGAGTCATTCACGACCGCATCCTCTCGATCTTTGCGACCGCCCACCGCACGAGCTGCTCGCCCTCTGCGGTCTTGAGCAGCGCCGCGAGGTGCCGCACGAGTTCGTCGTCGAGGCCGCTGTCCGTTTTGCTTGCCAGCCATTCGGCAAACTCCGAGACCACCACTGCCCGGGCGAACGGATCGAACGCGGCGAGGTAACGCTGCCCGAACGTGAGCAGCGGAGCCCATGCCTGGATCAGCGCGATCTTCTCCCAGATCGTGAGCGTTGCACCGTACTGCCCGACTTCCTCGGGCGTCATCTCGAAACTGGGCATGGGCGTTGTCTCCTGCGTCTATTCCGTTTTCGCTGGCGGCTCCCCCTCCCTTGCAGAGTCATCGGGATACCCCCCGTTTATCGTGTCATTCAGCCAGTCGTAGATGAACGAATACAGGTCAACCACCTCGCCGATAGCGTCCTGCCGGTCGAGCCTAAACGGGTGGGCGAAATGATCTTCATCCACCACCTTCCCCTCGCCGTCGCACCGGAAGATGCTCACGTACTTCCGCGACACGTCGATGACGATCTTCCCTTCAACCGGGTTCACCACTGGCACTCCCGGTTCAAGTCATCGAACGTGTTCCGCAATTCCTCTGGCATTTCGACCGGCCGCATCTGAAACATCTCAGGCTTCGCCACCTGCCGCGCCGCCCGCACCTCGTCGGTCCAGTGAGCCGAGACGCACGTTGCCCGTGCCGCCACCCACGGGGCAAGGTCGAGGCTGGCTTCGCTGGCGGCGATCTCTTGCGGCGTCGGCTTCTCCGCTCGGGGCGGGCGGAACCGCAGCCGCCGGTCGTGACGCAGCGGCAGCGGCAGCACATCGCGCAGCCTCACGAGTTGATCGCGGGTCACGGTCCAGAACGCGCAGATGGCGGCGTAGCTCGAGTGGCTCGCCCACTGGACGCGGAGGGTCTCGATGTCGATGCGTGAGGTGTCACCCGCCACGTTTCGTTTCCTCTGGAATCCAGAACGACACGCAACGCATCGCCGGATTGAGTGCCATGCGGGTGCCGCCCGGCCCGTGGTAGTAGTCGCCCTCTTCCTCCATCGCCGCTGATTGGATGCTCCGATGGAAGGTCACATGCTCGCAGTCGGAGCCGTGGTATCGTCCTTGCAGAAAACGCAGCCCGTCGTAGATCGCAAGCTGGCCGAAGGCAGAGTTCACTTCGACCGGCGGCGAGCCGATTGGCGGATGCCAGTGGTGGAACCACTGCTGATCCCGTTGCCTCCAGTGATTCAGACGGCAGGCGAAGGCGTCGTAATGAATCGCCATCGGTCTCGGCGCGATCGGCGGCTCCCACTCGCCCCACGAGTAGGACGCCAGCCCGTAGAGCGTGCTATCCCACGCCATGTGGGCCACGCTCGTCGCTACGCCGTCCACGCCCCAGCCGCCCCAGGGGTCGGTGTCGAACACGATCACGTAGTCGGGCCTCTCGCCGTTCCGCACAAACGTCTGGCACGCGGCGCGGTACTCGGCAAGGGCATGAGTCCGCACCGGAGCGGTCGTGTAGTTGAGGTGCGGGCGACCGTAGTCATTCAGCGATACGTGCCGCTTCTGGCCGTCGCTCCACGCGGCGAGTACTTCCTTCGTCTCGTCTGCCGAGTCGTTTTCGTGAATGTATGCCGACCACTCGCGGAACATCGCGCCGGTCTGCTCGACAAGCTCCAGCGTTCTCGGCAGCCAGGGCATCGCGTTGCGGCAGATCGCGACGAGGGCGACCGTCTTCGTCTTGGCAATCTCCCGCCCGGCCTGCACCGCCGCCGCGTAGTCATCCGCGAACTCAGGGTCGGGCGGCAGCAGCACGTCGGGATGGTGCCGCTCGATCTCGTCTAGCGTGATGGTTGCCATGCCCGCCATCGTCGCGCCAGCGTCAAGCCTGCGGCCACTCGTGATGCACCATCCGACCCGTCACTGCCATCGTCGTGAGTTCGGGGTACGCATACGTGCCGACCACGCTCATCTCGCCTTCGCCGCGACCCGTGCCCTTGTGGTTGTGATGCGTGCGGATCGAGAGAGCCGGGTTCACCACGGCATAGCCCGCTTTCATCGCCTCGCCTGCTATGGCGTTGTCGCAGCCGATGAACCCGAGCGGGATGCGGTCGCCGATCCCGACAAGCTCGCCGCCCATGAATGCCCACACATCCTGCGAGCCTGAGTAGAACCGCTCGCCCTTGTAGTGGCCCATCATGCGTGGCGTCGCGGGAGACTCCCACCTCGTCAGCGTGACGAGCCGCTTCTCGGTGACGGCACCTTCCAGCAGCCTCGCGGTGTAGTCGAACTGAATGTCGGCGTTCGCAAGCACGCAGATCCGACCCGCGAACTGTTTCGCACACAACCGGAACACATGCCCGTACCGCAGCCGCTCCTCGCCTACGCTCATCGGCACGATGTGCTCGAACACGCCGAGTTCCATGTTCGCCTTGAGCGTGCCGTCGAGTTCGGCGATTCGCTCAGGGTCGCTCGGCTTGTAGTGCTCGATCAGCAGGATCACAGTCGCGGCTCCACTTCCACGAAGTCGCGGATTATCTCGCCGCCCAGGTCATCGGCAGTCACAGGTACATGGTGGTACTTCGCGTGCCACTCCGGCCCCGAGACGTGCGTGCCCTTCTCTGCGCCGATGTTCTGAATCCGGCTGACTGTCGGGAACGCTTCCCACCGCGTGCGGCGGATCACGTTGTTCAGGATGATGTCCCACGATGGTCCGTCCTTGCTCGTCCATCGCGGAGCCATCTCGACCCAGCGATCCACCCACGTTCCCCAGCCCCAGGGCGTGAACCAGCGTCGCGTGCCGCACTCCTCGAGCCGACCGTTGCTCTGCTGCTGGTAGCCCGAGACCGTGAACACGTTCTTGTCGTGCCGGTACTGGTCGCGTGCCCAACTGAACCAGAGCAAGGCATCGCGGGTCGGTACGGTGTCATCCTCGAAGTGCAGGTGGAACTCGCTCTGCATGATCTCGAACCCGTACCGCATGCACGTATAGATCGCGTCATTGCACCCGGCGCGTTCCTCGAACGTCAGGCACTCAAACCCGTACTTCGCGGCGATCTCCTTGCTGGCTTCGGTCTCTTCGCACGGATCGAGCAGCACCGCGACGCGGCAACTCGACACGCCGACGCAACGCGAGACGGCATGACAGGTCTGGTCAAGGTACTGCGGGCGGTTGTAGCCGCTGATGGTGATGTTCATTTCTTCACGAAGATCGCCGCGCCGTTGCGGACATAGGACGAAGCCCAGACCAGATGCCATGCCGGATCACTGAGCAGTTCGGCCCGAGCCTGCGTGCACTTGTAGGCGTGGAACGCATCATCCAGCATGAAGCAACTCACGCGGTCACGGAGCAGCCGGAACTCGTCCCAGCCGGTGAACTCGGAGCCGTCAATCAAGGCAACGTCGAACCGCTCGCCGGGCGTCTCTTCGATGTAGCCAGGAACGCCGCCCGGCTTGCCCGCCATGTAGCCCACGAACTTCTGCCACCATCCGGCAACGGCTTCCTCGGGATACCTCAGCCCGTTGTACGGCGACTGCCACACGTCAGCGAAGCATTGCGGCGTCAGCGAACGCTGCGAGATGGATGAGCCGTGATAGCAGTAGACCCACGACTCACGGCGGTAGCGTTCCGCCAGCCGCTCGAACCGCATGCGGTCGCTCTCAATCGCCACGAGACGCGGCGAGACATGCTTGCCGAGCGTGCTGGCAAGGATCGCCGTTGAGCCAGAGCCGTCCCACGAGCCGATCTCGATGGCACTGCGGAAGCCGTAGTTCAGCACCGTCTGTGCGATGGCCCGCCCGAAGTCGTCGTTCAATGTGATTTCTGGCATCAGCAGATCCGCACTGTGGTGCGGCCCTCCGTTCCCCACGACTTCTCGACCACCACCCGCCCGACCTGGGTGTCATCCGCCCACGCCACGCCGTTCAATGAATCCTCAATTCCCTTCAAGCAGTTCGAGCAATCGGCCCTCGGCAGCTTCGGGGCGTCATCTCGCAGCCCGCTCTTGCGGAAATGCGACTTCGGGCGGGCGAACACCAGATCGACAATCAGCGTGATCGGTGCCGCGTCAGTCGGCGTCGCCCCAGCCTCGACGGCAGCCGCAGCAATCGCAGCCCGGTAGGCGTGAATCTTGTGGTCGCCCGGAGTGTAGGCGTGCCCATGCCTGCCTCGCACCGTGATGCGTGGACGCGGTTGCGGCACCGGATCGCCTTCGACTGTGAACGAGATCGACATCATCCCCTCGCCGCGAGATACAGCCCGACGTTGGCGAACGCATACCCGAGGTAGGCGAGACCTAGCCCCGCTTTGCCATGCAGGGCCAGGTCTGCCGCCACCACGAGGTAGATCGCTCCCGTCAATGCGATCAACCAAGGTGCCATGGGTCACCGATACCGGATGACGGCGAACCACATGCGGCGAGCCGGCGAGTAGGCCACTCCTTCCTCGACGATCTGCCGCTTGCCGAAGAAACAGCAGTTGCGCCGGGCAGCCTCGGGCGTCGCGCCCATGCCGATTCCCTCGTACTGGTTGCAGTGCGAATGCACCAGCGAGCCACGGCGGGCGATGATCGTGGCGTGATCCTGGGCCGTCACGACGGCAGGGCCACGAACGATTACGGTCGTGTCAGCCTGAGCCGAGACAGCAGCGAGACAGACGAGCACAGCGAACAGACAACGCATGGCGTGTCCTCCGGGGGTGATGAAACCACGCCCCGGAGGATGCCAAGCGTGTCAAGCAAACCGGCTCGCCTGCGTCCACTCGCCAGCGAGGTTGAGTTCGCGGATTCTCGCCTTCACCCACGGCGACAGGTCGCACGTCTCTTCCGCCTCGGGCTCGCCCCAGGCGTCAGGGCAGTCGTCCGCGCCGCTGCTGCGAAACATGGACGGCCTCTTCGGCAAGGCGTGCTTGCGTGCCAGGGCGTACAGCTGCTTGTCAGTGACGCCTAGCCGTCGCGCCACCTCCGCGAACGTCAACGTGTTGTCGGCCCAGGCCGCAAACAACACAGTCGCCGACACTTCCGCCTGACGGCGGCGCGCCTTGGGTGGACGCGCCGCCGCCGTGAACATCTCCAGTTGCATCGCTTCAGTCCTTTGCAAGGGGCATAATGACGCCCGTGAACGTGTCGGTCTTCATCACCACCGCCGACAGGTGATCCTTCGCCTGGATCGACACAGTAGGCTCGCCATCCGCCGGCAGGCCAGTCAGCCACTCCCGCACGAAGATCGGATCAAGCTTCACCGTGCAGGCGTGGCCCGCCTCCACGATCTCGCACGTCACGCTCGACTCACCGGCCTCGGACGACTGGCCGTGCAGGTGAATACCCTCGGCGGTGAACGTGTAGTCCACGCCCTTCGACTGCTCGCTGGTCACGACCGCCGCCGCCCTGGTCGCCGACAGCAACTGCTCGGCAGTCACCGTGGTCGGCTCGACATCGTGCTCTGGCGCGGCGTCACGCCAACGCGGGAACCGACCGTCCACGAGCCGACCAGTGACCGTCGTGGTGCCGATCTCGAAGATCACCTCACTCGAGGTCGCGTCGATCTGCACACCCTCGTCTCCGACCGCATGGGCGAACTTGCTGACGATGGACGCCAAGCGGCTGGCCACCAGCGTCGCAGAATCGTCCACCGCCAGGTCGTGCTCCATCTCGGCAATCGACAGGCGTCGCCCGTCCGTCGCCACGAACGTCACCTTTTCGCCCTGCACTTCGAGCAGCACAGCCCCCAAGGCGTAGCGGCTGCTCTCGCCGTCCACGGCGTAGCCAACGCCCCGGATCGCCCGGGCCAACTGATCGGCAGGCAGCCGCGTGATGGGCTTCGCGTCCACGGGCTCCCAGATCGGAAACTCTGCCGCGTCCTCGGTGGGTAGCGTCCACGTTCCAGATCCGCACCGCACGACGCACTTCGTGCCGTCATGAGTCAGCGTCACTTCCTCGCCACTCGACGCCTGCATGATCGCGAGCAGCCGCCCGTGAGGCAGCAGGATCGCGTCGCCGTGGTAGTCGATCGCCGCGTCGATCCGCACCTCGAGATCCGTGCCAGTGACGAGCCCGTCACCCAGACGCACGTTCGTCAGGATGGGCTTTGGTGCCCGGCTTGGCACCGCCGGGCTGACCGTCAATAGAGCGGTCGTAAGGTCTGATGACAGCAGCGTGATGCCGCCGGTCTTTTTTCGTGTTGCAGTAGCCATTGAACGCTTCCTTTCGTTTCAGAGAACAACCAACCAGAACGCCAAGAACGAACGTCAAGGCGTTGAGCGTCATGCCGATGGTCACGGCGGTAAATTGCTCGAGCGTCATCGCTTCGCCTCGATTCTCTCCATGTGCATCGCCTGCCTGACAAGCCGCACCATCAGCACGCGGATCGTGCGAGACGCAAGCTCGAGGGCCACGCGAGTCTCATCATCCACGTCATCGTCCCACGCTCGCCGGCGACACATGGCAGCGACAGACGCGGGCGGCGGCAGCTTTGGGGAGTCAGGCGACATCGCTCCTCCTTTCCTTGTCTGCATGCCTGTGGCACTTCTCGCACAGCAAGAGCACGTCATCCGGCAGTTCGTTGCCAAGCCGCTCGTATGTCACGTGGTGGGTCTGAAGCGGCACGCCCGTGGCGAAGCAGGCTTCGCAGTACGATGGCCGAGACGCTCGCACGCGCCGCTTGAACTTCCGCCACTTAAGCGAACGCATGTGACGCTGGTAGGGAGTCATGCGTCGCCCTCCACCGGCATGATCGTGCGGGCGCGGTTCGGCTCCCAGGTAATCCACCCTTTCGCCCGCAGCGGCAGAATGTGCGACACCGCACCGTTCTGCGATTGAAAGCCAAACGCTTGGCAGATGTCCCTCACGGTCGGGCTGTAACCGTGGCCAACGCGGTACTTGACGATGAAGTCAAGCACCTCGCGTTGACGCTTAGTCAGCGGACGGCGTTCGATGGTGACGTTCATAGATCCTCCTCCTTGAGTTTGAGGCCAGCCGCCAGCGCGGCGACTTGCTTGGGTGTGCGGTACGCGGCCGGGGACAGCCCGGCGAACTCACGGGCCTTGCGATCCAACGCGGCCCGCTTGTCTGCGTCGCCTGGCGTTCTGCCTGGGCTGCGGTTCGTGCCGCCCTGGTCCTGGCACCGGGACAGCCAGCGGACGACGAACGCCCTCCAGTTGCGGCGTCCTGCCCGGCTGGGGTTCGCCTTTAGCCAGGCGGTGGCCTTGGCGAGCTCCTGGTCGAGCACGGCACCTGGGTAGGCGGCTGCCCATTCCTGGCGGTCGCCGTCCGTGATGCCCTGCCAGCCGTCTGCAGCCGTCCACGACACGGCGGACTTCGCCCGCGAGCGAGCCGCAGGCTTGCTCGTGGGAACCGGCGCAGCCGGTATATATTCTTCTTCTCTACTCTTATCTTCTGGTCGTGACGCGCCGTGACGTTTCGTGACGCGCTCGCCGCCACGCTTCCGCTCCCGATATTCCTTGGCTCGCTGGGCGTCCGACTTAGGCTCCGACCGCATTTTCTGGGGCACGTTGTGCTCAGAAAAGTTCGGAAAAACAAGGCCTTTTTCGTCGTGGAGCGTCACCCAGCCTACAGCCACCAAGGCGTCCCCAAACCCAGGCACTCCGACGATGTCATCTATGTCACTGACGGCCATGTATGGAACCCAACAGTCGCCACCGACCACGTCGTTCAGCGCGAACCAGAGCTCAGTGAGCGCACACGCCGTGACGCGCGTCACGTTTTCAAACGTGACGATTTCCGTGACACTGTGACGGCACGACATGCGGACAGGATCGGACCACCAGGCCATGAACTCAGGGTTATGCGACAGGTGGCGAGCGAGCGCCACTGTCTTCGGCAGCTGCCGGATGCCTCTCCTGATGCGAATCCAATCACTAGCCATCATGGCCTCCTTTCCATTCCGCCCCGCCGCGTCGAAGCGGCACCGTGCCTATCACGGGGGCGGCAACTATCAGACTGCGGAAGCCTCGTTCTTGAAGTGAACACGTCCGCTTCCGTTTCTGACCTCAAGATCAACGACCAGAGAAGGCTTGCTGTACTTTCCATCCCCTTGCGACCCGCGCTTTGGAAGTTTGCGAGTTCCTTTGAGCAATGCCTTTCTGATCGTTTCGCGCCGGCGTTTGTGTCGCGCGGCATTGCCCTCAAAGGTCCTGCTTGGCCCTGGTCGCTTGAGCTCAAAGCCTGCCAACCCAGTCACGTCGCGACCTCGATCAAAGTTTTCAATCAAGTCCCGCATTTCCGACGACAAAATGAATCGCTCAACTCTTCGCTTGCCATCAGGGCCTGGCAGTTCGACATAAGCAACGGACCTCCAGAAAAGAACTTTCGTGGCAGCAAATTGCCTCTTGCATGCCTGAGCAAACACGCAGCAGCCAGGATCTTTTCTTGTCGCTTTTCGAACGTCTTCTGGCTGTATGAAGACACGGAGGTCTTTAGGTGCGTCAATAACTTCAATGTCCCCCCAAACTCGCTTGATCTCAGCCAAAGACCTCATTTGCGGGCCGCTACGAAAACTGTTTTTCGTCGCCATCTCTCGTCTCCCTTGCTTTCGCGTCCTCTCACCCATCATTCCGCCGGCCCACACGAGCCGATACGGCGTGTTCGTTACGCCACCCTCCACACCACCGCCATCCGTCCGCTCGCCGTCCGCCTGGTCCCGGCCTCAACCACCATCCCGCGCCGTGCAAGCTCTATCCGCCGTGGCCTCTGCGTTGACGGGTTCATCCCGAGCCGTCGCTGCATCTCCTCATCGGTCAGCCCATCGGGCGTGGCCTCCAGGAGCTCGAGCACCTTCCGCTGCATGGCATTCAGCGTCGCAGGCCCAATCGAGTCGGCCGCCTGGGCCGACGTGATCGAGCCGGCGACGGATGGCGCACGTTGGGCGAACAGCGGCAGCGGCAGGTCTGGCCAGTAGTCACTCACTTCGCCACCACCCTGTACTTGCCGTTGGCGATCAGGCACACCGTTGTGCGGCACACACCCAGCCGCCGCGCGACAGCGTGCTGCGGCACTCCCTCAGCGAGCAGCTGCTGCACTCGGGCGACGGGTACTGGTCGGCGGGCTGGCATGTCGATCACTCCTTGTCGTCTCGCGTGTGGTTGCTCACGCCACCGCTTCCGCGTCGAACAGCGTCTTGCTGTCCGCTTCGTGCCGTCGCCGCGCGAGGGCTAGGTTCTTCAACGCCTGGGCGTGGTACTCCGGCTTCAGCTCGCAGCCGTAGAACCTCCGGCCACGCTGGAGCGAAACGTAGCCCTCGCTGCCAATCCCTGTGAACGGCGAGAACACGATTTCACCCGGGTTGCTGTAGAGCCTGACGAGCCGGTCAATCACGTCTAGCTGCAATGGGCAGATGTGCTTCGTGTCTTCCTCGCTGCGGGCTTCCTTGACGTTGAGCGTGTTCGTCTCGCGGATGTCGCTCCAACAGCATTCCGCCCAGTCAATCCACTCGTTCCGCGACACCTCGCCATCGGAGTCGATGGCTACTTCGTTCTCACCTGGAGCCCGGAACTTGATGAGGTAGTCGGGCAGACAGCCGCGTTGCTTCGCTCGGTCGCTTTCGAGCCCGGCGAATTGAAGCTCACGGCTCCGCGTGCGAATCGCCTGAGCCTGCGGATTCTTCCGCACCACCCAGTCGTATTCGTAGACCAGCCCGGCCCGTTCCCCGAGCCGGATGTTGAGCCCGCGATAGTCATGCAGCCCGACTTCGCCGCTCCGCTTCAGTCGCGGGATCTGCATGACGTGAACGACCACGGCCCGGCCCGGCTTGAGCACTCGACGCAGCCCGCGAAAGAAGTAGCCAAGGTGGATCTTCGCTTCGCCCCGCATGTCCTCGCTGTTGCCGATGTCCTCTGCCTTGCTCGTGTAGGCGAACAGGCTCGGGAACGGCGGCGAAAAGACAGCGAAGTCAATCGATTTCGCCGGCATGTCCTGCATCATGTGAGGGATGCAGTCGCCGTGGTGGACGTGGTAACGGCCAGATTCATTCAGCAGCATCGCGGAACATAGCCTCCTGCTCTCGGGTGTCAGCCTCGACGCGACGTGCCTTCCTCAGCACGTTCTCAACCATCGGGCGTTCAACGTCAGATACCGGGATGTGGACGTGCAGCGGGCGTGTCGATCCGATCCGGTTCGACCGCTTCACCGCTTGGTAGTACTCCTCGTAGGAGTCCTGTAGTCCGCTGAAGACTTGGCGTGTGCAGATTTGGAGATTGAGGCCGAAGCCGAGAATCTTCGGCTTGCTGAGCAGCACGCGAACGCGGCCCGCCTTGAAGTCGTCAACAATCCGCTGCCGCTCTTCGACAGGCGTGTCGCCGTCGATGCTCGCCGCCTCCGGCAGCACTTGCTCCAGGGCTCGCTGCTCATCGTTGTAGCGGCACCAGATGAGCGTCGATTCATCGGGCCACGACCGCACGAGTTCCGCGATGTACTGCGGCTTCGGGCTGCTCTCGCACTTCGCCATCCGCGACAACTTTGACCGCGTCGTGATGCCGCCTAGCTCAGTGACGAATAGCTGCCCCGTCTCGGCCCGCACCTTCCGCTCTTGCTCATCAGACAGCCGAACCTCTTCGATGCTGACGTGAATCGGCGGGATGCTGTGGACGTTGTCCTTCCAGCCGTAGGTGCTCGGGTCCGTCAGGAAGATGCACCAGTGCGAAAGGGCACGGTAGAAGGGACGCAGGGCGTGCGGCTTGAGTTCCCAACGCTCATTCGTCTGCCCACGGTTGATAAAGAAGCGAGCCAGAAACGCATTGACGTTCGGAAAGGCGTCGAGAAATACCGCGTGATTCGCGTACTCGATCCGGTCGTTCGGTGCCGGCGTTCCCGTGAGGGCGAGCTTCCACGGCACGCCAGCCCCAAGCCGGAGGCAGACTTGCCCCCATTTCCCGTAGTGGCTCTTGAGCATCGAAGACTCATCGAGAATCAGCCCGCCTAGGTCGCCGGCTGGCGTGTCATCGCGCAGGGCGTCGTAGTTCGTGATGCCGAGCCGACCGCCTGGAGCACCAAGCCACTTAGCCAGATCCTTTGCCGCAACCTGCTCGATGGGCAGCGAATCGCCGTAGAACTTCGCCGCCTCTTCCATCGTTTGCTTCACCACCATGAGCGGCGAGACGATGAGCACCGGCTTATCCTGAACAGCCCGGACGTGTCGGGCGAACTCAAGCAGCATCGGCGTCTTGCCGAGCCCGCAGTCGGCGAAGATCGCAAACTTCCGCTTTTGGATGGCAGTGCGGACGATGTCCCGTTGGTAGTCGAACAGCCACTGAGAAGGCACGTAGTCTGCTGCCCGCTCCGCATCAGCGTCGATGCCGAGCGTCGCGGCGTACTCGTCGGGCACGACAGCCATCCGTCCGCGAATCGCGTAGCGCGGCAGCGACTTCACCTTCAGGAAGGTGCGGTAGGAGTCGATGCTGTCGTCGAGGTAGATGTCCACAAAGTCCCTTTCGTGTATTGGCCCCGTGTCGTGGGGCTGCCGGTCGAGTCACTCTTGGGAGGCACGAGCCTCGGCTGCGGTGGTTACTCGCCACTCCCGCAAGGCGGCCACTGCGGCTGCGATGATCAGCCAGCTATGCCCATGGCGGTGCGTTTGTCGTCAATCTCCTGTCCATCGCGGACGGTCATACCGATACGGGCGCGTCCTTTTGTCGTAGGCACACCACACTGCGTTCCACTCTTCCACCGTGATCTGCTTTCTCACCGCCGCCGCGTAAGCCTCTCGACTCACGGCGTACGCAGCGTCGTCCGTTTTTGCTGTGCGAATGCGCTCGATGTATTCCTCAGCAGTCATGCCGCCACGCCCTTCGCTGCCCGCAGCTCAGACGCCTGGTGCAGAATCTTTGCGGCCATGGCGGCCACCTCGTCGGCTAGCGACGCCTTGGCCTCGGCCTCGGTGTCGAACCAATCCGGCGTTCGCCGCCAGCGTGTGTCGCCTCCATCGATCCACGCGCCGCACTCCGAGACGTAGCCGTAGTGGCACCAGACGGTCGCACCACGGTGGTCGAAGTTGACGTGGGCTCTGTAGACCTTCTGTCGCTCGCTCATGCCCGCACCTCGTGCTCAGCGGCTTCGTGCGGAAACTCCTGGCCCTTGTCCTCCGGCTCGGCCAACAAGAAGTCCAGCTTTCCGTTGATGAGGTTCAGCAGCTCGTCGGCCTGGCCCGGCGTGTAGAACCGAGACCGCAGACGCTCTTCGACGATGCCCTGCATTCGCTCGAGCTGCCCGGCCGTAGCGGTCTGGACGTAGTGCCTTGCCTTCCGCATGTCATCGTCGGTGGCCCTCGTGGCGTCGCCAGCCGACTCGGGCGACGGAAACTTCGGACGCACCACCACGGGCTCCCTGGCGGGCTCTGGCGGCACGACGGGCGTGGGTGCGTCTGCAACCTCGTCCGGGTCGTAGATGCCCACCGCTCCCTCCCAGCCGATGCTCTTGAGCCCGGCCGTGATGGCACGGCTGCGGAGCATCGCCTTCGGGTGCTTGGCGTAGTTGTCGTTCGACGCCAGGCCGGCACGCTTGGCGTCCTCGATCGTGAACGTCTCGGTGTGCTCATCGCCGTTTGGATGACGCAGCACGAGCACGGCCCGAGTCTCTGTCAGTTCCTTGAACTGGGCTCGGCCTCCGCACGACTTGAACCGGGCCAATTGCGAATCAGCCCGCTCGGTTACGGTGCCCTTGATCACCTGCAACTTGCGGCAGGCGGCCATGGTGCCCATGCCAAGCTCGCGGCCCATCAGCACGATCGCCGCGAACGACACGCCGTCCTTGATGTGGCTGGGGAGAAATCCAGTGCGACGCAACTGGTCGCCCATGTGGACCAGGCCGTCGAACGACGGCTCGTCGTGAGAAGATGCGGCCAATGCTGTGGCCATCGGTCGAGTTGTCAGTCCCGTGCTCATCTGTCGCGTCCCTTTCGTGTTGGTTTCTGTCAGTTCATCACTTCGCCGTTCATGTCACGCCATGTCCCAACTGGTTCGTGCTGTTTAGCCTGCTGCTCGCGCAGAACATCGACGGCCGCGACAAGGTTTCGCAGCGTGTCGCCGAGTACCGCGATACCGTTATTGATTTCGCACAGGGCAACTACTGCCGCGTCAATCTGCGAGCCGTTCGCGGCTGGCTTGGCTGGCTGCTGCGGCTCGCTCGCCCTGGCGTTGAGAAAGGCCACGGCGTCAGATTCGCGGACGTACCACCGATTGCTCCCTCCAACACGAATCGCCCGCACCTTGCCTGCGTCAACCGCAACCCGCAGTTCCTTGTATTCAGGCGAATGGCCGTCGGCCTTGCCCCTGCTGCGGTAGTCCCACTGCGCCAGCGGCACAAAGCCAGCCGGAATGAAATCATCCTTGCTCATCGCGTCCCTTTCGTTGCGTGATGTGAAAGCCGCTTCCCCGTCCTGGCTCGGCGGCAACGTCCCTTCCTTGGTCATCCCGGTTCCACCGGGCTCCTTGTTCGTCAGAACGGCACCGTCTGCTCCTCGGTGACCGCGTAGTGCAGGCTGCCGTGATCGGGCACATGGCGGCGAACGTGGTAGGTGTCGTCGGTTAGCACCTCGACCACGACGCCAGCGAGCACCTCGCCGGCTTCAAGCCACTTGATCCGGTCGCCCACGGCGTAGCTCGTGACCAGCTTGCCGTTGAGGTAGACGCCGCGACCGCCGAATGTCTCGTGCATCTGGGCAACGGCACCGTGATATTCCGCATCACCGGGCATCGTTTCAGTGTTCATCTGTTCAATCTCCTCTGGCTGGGGTGCGTAATGTACTCGCGTACACATAGGGGTCAAGGGTCTACGGAACAATTTGTTGTGTCGTGTTTTCCAGTGCGAAACGCACATTGGCGGCGCTCGATTGCAGTAGCGTCATGCAGCCCCCACCAACGGTGCCGAGATGCCGAGGTCGGCGAGGCTGAGCACCGCCGGGTCGCACTGCTGCGGGGAAACGAGCCACGTGTATGGCCTGCCGCTCGGGTGAATCGACGGTGGCAGCACGCTCTGAGCGGGCTTGCCGCCCATGCGGATCTCAAGGCCACCACGCTTCACCCATCCGCGAGCCGGCAGCGGGTCCGCGAGGCGGAAGAGGTGGTGCATTCCACGCTGGCTCGACCAGCACGGCGTCTCGATCTCGCAGAGCGGCGTGCCGTCTGCGGTCTCAAGCTCGCGGAACATCTCGCAGCCGGCGAGGTCGTCGTATTCGATGTCGATCAGCCCGCCCGATCCGCACAGCAGCCCGACGTTGTCGCCGGCTGCGAGCCACGCGGCGATCTCGGAAGGGTCAGAACTGGCGAGCGTGTTCCACGCCATGCCGAGCGGCGTCTTGCCGCGACGGGCAACGCGGACGCAGGAGGCACCGCAATCGAGCAGGGCGAGCATGTCAGGGTCGAGGGGCATCGGAGGGGCTCCAGCGTTAGAGGCAAACTTGGTTTCGTACGATTCGTGCATATGTATACGCAGGTCTTTGCATATCGTCAACGGACAATTCCTAGGGCGGCATCGGCAAGGTCGAGAGTCGCCCGGCCAAGCTGCCGCAGACGCCCCGGTTGGGGCTGCGGCTGGGGTATCGGCTGATAGACCGGCTGGGCGTGGGGTTGCTGGCTGGCGATCCGCGTGGCGATCTCCAGCATGGCGAGCCGCTGGCGGGTCTCGACCAGGAGTGAGCAGCCGGCGGCGAGCACGGCGATGACGAGCGCGGCCCTGAGCGTGTCGTGGATCATGGCTGTCCTTTCTGTGTGCGATTGCCACCCGTTTCGCAGCTGTCGGCAGGCCGGGTGGCCCCACCTAAATGGTCGCTTTGCCTAACTGGCACGCGATGGAAGCCGGCCGGCGTTTCCCTCCAGAACAGCCCGTTCGTATTCGGCAATACGCAAATTGCGGCGAGCAGCCTCAGCAACGGCTGCCTCCTTGTGGCTCATCCTGCAAGACGGCTTGCCCTGCACGACTGCCAAGTACCACCCGCGACTGTCTCGAAACACCTTCCAGCTAACGCTCTTCATCGACGTGCCCTCTTGTTCGTTGTGGTGTTGCCCGCCGGCCCTGTTGCCGGCGGGCGTGGTGGTTGCCTAGAGCAGCGAAGCCTCAACGTCCTTCATCTGCTTCGTGACGTATCGGATGCCGTGCTCAACCAGCCCACAGGCCGCGCTGCGTACGCGATCGCTGCCGATCGGACGCCACTTCAGCCACACAACCGCCATGTCCCACGAGCCACTTCCGATCTCGACGCGGGCTTCGTTGATGTCCAGCGTGTCGGCAAATGCCTGAAGCTTTGCCAGGAACTGCTGCCGCTTTGCAAGCTTGGTTCCAGCGGCCTGAATCTTTGCGGTGGTCATCGTTTCGTCTCCCGGTTCGCGTCCGCGAGTCTCATTCGCTCGCATGCCCCAATCATATCGACAGATCATTGCATATTCAATAGGGGTAAATGCCGGGGAAACTCGCTTTTCCGAAAATTTTTCAGCCGCCCTTGGCCTTCTTGGCTGGTCGGGCGGACTTTGCCGCCCGCTTCGGCTTGGCCTCTTCGGCCTCGTCCTGCCCGCTGCGGTCACGCCCACGAGGAAATCCAACGCCAGCCGGACGGGCCGCCTCTTCCTCGAGGAACTTGGCCACGCTCTTCCGCTGGATCATCCACCCGTGGCCTGGAATCAGCGTGCCGGCCAGCCGCTTGCCATCGGGACGTGGCTTGTCCTCGTCATAGACGAGCCGCGTGACCGTGCTTGGGGCGCGAGCACCAATCTCGGCCATTACCTGCCGCACCGTCATGTAGCCCGCGAACGGGTTCGCCATTGCAATCATGCCCCAATCATATCGTCGGATCAGTGCGAATCAAACCGCCGCGACTTTCAATCCTCCCGCTTTGCCCCCGGCAGCCGACCCAGCGTAGGATCGACTGCCGGGGCAAAGTTTCAGCGGAGAGGGCTCCGTTGAACAACTGTACACCCCATGTATCATGGTCGCCAAAAGGGAGGTGCAAGATGACGATGAGAGAACTGCTCGAGCGGTATGCGCTGCTAATGAACCTGTCGGATCGGTCGGTGATCCTGTACGGGCACACCATCGACAAGGTGCGGGAGTTCCTTGGTCGTGAGCCAATGGTTGCGGATCTTGAGGACGTGACCGTCTCGAAGTTCCTGCGATGGCGAGCAACGAACGTGGCCCGCGGGCGGCTGGTCAGCCCGCACACGGTCGCCAAAGATCGCAGCCAGCTGCTCGCCATCTGGAACTGGGCGTGCCGCAAGAAGCTGCACCCCGGCGAGTGGCCCGGTTTGCCTCGCCAGAAGAAGGTGAAACGGACTCCGACCGCCTACACCTTGGACGAAATGAGCCGTCTGGTGCGTGCAGCCAAGGCCCGACGCGGCAGGATGTCCGGGCTGCCGGCGGCGTGGTGGTGGGGCACGCTCCTACAAGCCGCATGGCAGACAGGCGAGCGGATCGGTGCCCTGCTCGATCTGCGGTGGCGGGAGGTTGATACGGCACGGTGCAGGCTCGTGTTCCTCGCCGAGACCCGGAAGGGACGCGAGCGGGATCTGGTCTCGCCGATCACGCCCGAGCTTGCCGCCGAGCTGGAGTCACGCAGGGGCTCGCCTGAGGCTCTGGTGTGGCCCAGGACGGGCCATCCGCTCTCGCACTACGCGAGCATGCGGCTGCTGTGCAAAACCGCAGGCGTGCCCTCCAGGGCGTTCCACGCCATCCGCAAGGCGTCGGCGTCCTACGTGGCGGCTGCCGGCGGGGATGCCACCGCCCACCTCGGGCACGCCGACCCGGCGATGACGCGGGGGCACTACCTCGATCCCCGGATCACAGAGACAAAGCGCGGGCTGGATTTCCTGCCTCCGCTCGATCTGGCGGAGCCAAAGCCGCCAGAGCAGCCGCCCGGCCAACCAGCGGCATAATTGGCCCGCGAACGGGGGAGCGACGCGGGGAAAGGGAGAAACCCGCGCCGCTCGACCCGCCCGGATCATCACTCCTCGCGCACGAGCGTCACGCCGAACTGACCCGGCGCAGCCGGCGGAATCGTGTCGGTCGCGACGAACTCGACCACAGCCGGCTCACTGGGATTGCCAGCGTCATCGACATCGACGAGCGACAGCGTCACCGTCGCGCCTTGGTCGGCCCTGACTTCACCCAGGTTCGTGGCGTCGCCAGCGAACGTGAGCACGGTGGGAACCTCACCCGCAATATCGACCGTCAACTGCCGCTGCACCACGTCACCATCGACGGGCGGCGCGGCGGAAACCGAATAGATGAGCATGTTGCTCTCCTGTCTGTTCAATCGAACTCGAACCCTCGGCTGACGCAGCCACTGTGACTGCCGCCGAATCTCTGCTGTGAGTTTGTCGATCGCGTCGGTGAGCGATCCGAATAGCCATCGCATGCGAAGCCCCCTAGTCAATCCATTCATCTGCCTTGTCGCCCACGGCCTCGGCCAGGAACATCAGCAGCTGCGCCGGGATCGCGATGCCCACGGCGAGGATCGAGAGCGTCCAAGCGACGAAGTTACGCATTGCGGCACTCCTGATGGCAAGCTGCGTATCCGGCGATGTCCACGGCGGCATCGTCTGTGGGGGCAGTGCCACGCTGGCGGGCGATCTTGTCGAGCACCATCACGAGTGCCCAATCGGCAGACGTGAACGTCGTGCCGAAGGCGGCGTTGACGAGGGCTGCCGTGCGGGCGAAGTGCTCGGTCGGCGGCCCATACTTGGTGTGCCTGTCACGGACGGCGGCGACAGCCTGACGAAGCGTCTGCTCGGCAATCGTGACAACCGGCCACTCGGAGTACGGGTCGCTGTGGTCGCTACGCAGCCGCGTACCTTCGCAGCAGGATTGTCTCGCGAGCAGTTCGGCCGCACATTGCTGGGCCGGTTCGCAGCCAGCAAGCGGCCCCGGCTTGTATCCCTGCATCTTCGGATCGCTCGGGTCCGTCGCCGCCATCCGCAGGGCCACGGCGTCGCGGAGTGAATCGTTTGCAGACTCAAGAGTCACGGTCATGTTTTGCCTTTCTCAGATCTCGGTCGCAGAACAATGGATATGCCTTGGTCACCTCGTTGCGTCCGTGGTCGATCACGAACGCGGCCTGGCACGGCGGCTCGTAGTTGGCCTTGATGCGGATAGCGTAGGCACTGTGTCCAATCACGCTGCCGTTCGTGACGTAGCGACCGCTGCGGCCCCACGAGAACTGATGCCAGTGACCGATGCACGTCAGGTCTGCCCGCGTGGTCGAGTCCCACGCGGCGATAGCCTTGTTGAGCGGGACATGAATCCCGCCGATGCCACCCTGGTAGCGAATCGCATGACCGTGGCAGAACCGCACACGGAACCCGTCGAGTTCCACGTAGTTCAGATGCCCTTCACTGACGAGCCAGCGGACGTTCTTCCGCTTCTCCTCTGCCTGCATCGTGAGATACAGGTCATGTTCGTAGCTGGTGTCGGCTTCGTTGGTGCGAAGTTTCTCCGTGGTGCGACCATGATTTCCGCAAGAAGTCGCCACCACGATTTCTTTCGCATGCTCGCTCGCTTGGTCGATGAACGTGCGGAGCCGAGAGCCAATCCACCTCTTCGCCGCCAGCGGATGCAGGGCGTTCTCTTCGGCGAGTTCCGGGTGGATCATGCCGCTGATGAGGTCGCCGCCGAGCCAGATGCACACGCGGTCGATCCGGCACAGTTGCCGCTCGTGCTCGAGCATGGCGAAGAACCGCGACCACAACTCATTGAGCCGCTGTTCGCAGATGTCGAGGCTGTATTCGTTGAGCCCGTTGACTGTCTCGGGCCGCACCGTCTCTTCGCAGTGAATGTCACTGAGCAGCACGACCATCGTCGCGGCATGCCTGGAACCCTTGACACTACTGGTCAAGGGCTTGGCAGGCTCGATGCCCTTGAGGCTCACGAGCGAGTCCGCACGCTCACGCTGGCGGTCGATCTCGCCCAGAGCCGCCTTATACCTGTTTCGATATGACGCCAACTCCGACCGCAGCCTTGCCAGTTCGGCGTCGGCGGCAAGCTGCGATGCGTCGGCCACCGCAGCATCGATCTCGGTCAGCTTTGAGCGAGCCATTCCGCCACCCCCTTTCGGCTGCAGATTCGCCAATTGCGTTTCTCGGCGTAGTCGATCAGGACGGATGCGAGCGAATACTTCGGAATGTTGTATCCGCCGGCATGGAACTTCTCGCGGGCCGCCAGCAGCGTCGCCTTCGCGTCCTCTGGCAGAGCGTCGAACCACGTTCGAGGCTTCAGTGATACGGCGGTCGCCGCCACTGCGGAGTCGATCTCGTCAAGCAGGCCTGTTGCCTTTGGCATGGTCACTCCTTTCGTCGCCACCCGAGACCCCAGAGCAGGCGGGCCAGATCCCGAGCGTGCTGCGAAACGACCGTCTCGTCGTAGGACGGATTCAAGGCGTGATACGCCTCGTGGATCAGCAGTTCGAGGGCGGCCCGGTTCGCCTTCTTGTACGTGCCCTCGTCAATCAGAATCCGCTCGTTGACGTTTGGGTTCCGCTCGTCCTTCAGGAACGTCCAGCCGATTGCCGAGCCACGCAGTCGCGTGAAACGAATCAACCAGCGTTTGCCGGCGAGCGTGTAAGCGTGATCCTCTGGCACGGGCATCCCTTTCGCCCGTCACCGTACGCGGGGTGTCAACTCTTCGGCGTCTCTTTGCCCCACTTCCCGACCGGGCACTCCGAGTCTGCCCACGAGAGCTTCGACACGTACTGCTTCGCCCGCACGATTGGGCAGCCGCACTTCTGGCAGGCGTTGTCCCTGAAGAACTCGCACGCCTGGCAGATGTCGTGCCGGCGGATAATCTCCTCGTCGCTCGCCATCGGCATCCCGGCGGCGACGTGCTTGGCAGAGGCGA